GGCGCGCGCTTCGCCTCCTCCACCGCCTCCGCGGGCTTGGCGCTCGTGGAGCTCAACCTGCCGTGAGCACCACCACCATGAGCACCACCGATCTCTCCCTCTCCCTCGGCGCGCCCTCCGGCGTTCCCCACGGCCACGGCCGCGCCGCGCGCGTCGATGCCTTCCACTCGAGCGTGGCCGACCTCAACCGCCGCCTGCACTGGCGCGCGGACGCGACGGGCGTGCTCCACCTCGCGCGCCAGCTCGAGGACCTGGACGCCAAGCTTTACGAGACCCTCTTCCCCGGAGCCAAGGCCGCGGCGCTCATCCCGATGAAGTCGGACATCGATCCCGGCGCGGAGACGCACACTTTCCAGTTCGGTGACATCGCGGGCCGTCCGCGCCCGACGAATGCCGCGATGGGCCGCGACTTCCCGGTGATCGAAATCACCGGCGGGAGCGCGACCGTCACGCTCGGGAGCTGGACGTGTGGCTACCGCTACAGTGTCCAGGAGCTCCGGCGCGGCGCGATGAGTGGCCTCCAGATTGACGCGTCGAAGGCCAACGCCGCGCGCAAGGTGATGAGCCTCAACTTCGAGCTCGTGATGGCCTCCGGCTCGAGCGACTACGGATTCAAGGGCCTCGCGAACAACGCAGCCGTCTCGCTCGTGACCCCCATCACCGGCACGTGGTCTTCGGCCACCGCGCTCCAGATGATCGGGGACGTCGCCAAGGGGATCCGCGCGATCAAGGTCGACTCGAAGGGCGCGCACGTCTGCAACCTTGTGGTGCTCCCGCCGTCGCTCATGGCGCTCCTCGAGGTCACGCTCGTGGCCTCCACCGCCGTCACCGCCATCGAACACCTGCGAAGGACGTATCCGAGCATCGCTTTCGAGGAGTGGACGTTGCTCGAGGACGCGGGCGCTTCGAGCGTCGCGCGGATCGTGTTCGCGGAGCGGTCGCCCGACAACTACAGCGGCCTTTCGGTGGTGGAGTTCGAGGCCCTCGCGCCGCAGCTCGAGGGCATGGACTACGTGGTGCCCTGTCACCAGCGGCTCGGCGGCGTGATGGTGCGCTACCCCCTCTCGCTCCGCTACATGGACGGGTGCTGACGCCGTGCGCGTGGTCAATCGCCACTCGGCTCCTGTCGACCACCTCGCGCCGGGCGCGGAGGGAGACCTCCCGGACTCTCCCGCCGTCCGCGCGCTCGTGGTCGCGGGGCTCCTCGAGGTGTGCGAGGTCGACCACGCGCCCGCGTCACCGGTGGAGGTGGAGGACACTCTCCCGCCTCCTCCGCCGGTGCCGTCTCTCCCCTCGCCTCCTCCTCCTCCTCCGCGCGCGAAGGCCCGCAAGCGGTGACTGTCACGGCCGCGAGTCTCAAAGCGCGCTTCGTGGAGTTCGCTCCGGTGGCGGACGCCGTGGTGACGGCCAACATCACCGCGGCCACGCTTCGCACGAGCGCGGCCGTGTTCACCACGCCGGAGGTGTTCGACGAAGCCGTGCTCCTCCGCGCGGCACACCAGCTTGCCTCCTCTCCCGGCGGCATGGCCGCTCGCCTCGAGGGCGTGGCCCTCGCGGCTCCCTCGAGCGTGGCCGCGGACCTCGGGCGCACGACCTATGGCGCGTCGCTCCTGGCGCTCCTCCGGGAGCGCGCGGGCGGGCCACACCAGATCGGGTGCGGGCCGCTCGCATGACCGCGCGCGTCACCGTGACCGATCGCGGAGCCGACGGGCTCCTCTCGCGGCTCCGCCGCGCCGCGGGCGCGCGCGTGCGCGTCGGCGTGCTCGAGGAGGCCACGAAGGCCACGCGGGAGGAGGAGGGGTCTCCCCTCACGCTCCTCGAGGTCGCCGCCATCCACGAGTTCGGCGCGCCCGCCGCAGGCATCCCGCAGCGGTCGTTTATCCGCGCGGGAGTCGACGCGCAGCTCCCGGAGATTCAGCGGGTGCAGCGTGCACTCGCGGGGCAGACGATTCGCGGAGCGACCACGCTGGACGTGGCGCTGGACCGGCTCGGAGCCAAGGTCGCGGCCCTCCTCCAAAACCGCATTTCGGCCGGAATCGATCCGCCGAACTCCGCCGCGACCATCGCGCGCAAGGGGAGCTCCAAGCCGCTTGTGGACACGGGCCAGCTCAAAGCGGCGATCACTTGGCGGGTGATCTCGTGACGCTCTCTCGCGCCACCGCGGAGCCCGCGATGGTCTCGTGGGCCGCGCTCGTGACGGGCGCGGACGCGGCCGTGTGCGCGTGGGAAAACTCTCCGCGCCCGGTGCACACCGGGACGCTCGTGCTCCTCTCGGAAGTCTCGCTCGCCGCGCGCGGCGCAGACGGCGCGGAGTGGTCTTTCGCCTCCGCCGCGGACCCGCTCGCGGAGTTCACGCCGACCGCCTCCGGGTCGCGCGTGTGGACCGTCCAGGTGGGCGTTGAAGTGCATGACCAGCGCGCGGCCACGAGCGCCCGACACGTCGCACAGCGGGCCGTCACGCGGGCGCTGTGGCCCCGCGCGCGGGCGCTCCTCTCGCCCGCTGGTCTCGCGCTCGCCTCCGTCGGCGCTGTGACCCGCGCCGACTATCGCGTCGACGGCCGCGTCATCTCGCGCGCTGTCTTCGAAGTCGCGCTCAACACGATCGCGCTCGAGGCGGACCTCGCCGGTCGGACCTCGCGCATCGCCACCGTTTCCGCCACCGCGTCCGTGCGTGACCCGGGCGGCGTCCTCCTCCCCTCCGTGCTCCAACCGCAAGGGACCATTGGCCCATGAGCTTCGCAGACGACATCGCCTCCGTCACGATCACGCGCGCCAACGTCACGCCCTCGCGTGCCGGGTTCGGCACGCCGATGATCCTGGCCTATCACACGCTCAACGCCGACCGCGTGCGGAGCTACTCGAGCCTTTCGGCCATGAGCGCCGACGGCTTCCGCTCGCACGATCCGGCCTACCGCGCGGCCGCTGCGGCCTTCTCGCAGACCCCGCGCCCGCGTCGGGTGAAGGTCGGCCGACGCGCCCTCGCCCCGACCCAGGTTATCCGCCTCACGCCCGTCGCTCCCTCGGCGGGCGAGGTCTACTCGCTCCGCATCGACGGCCTCGCGGTGACCTTCACGGCCGACGGCACGCCGACGGTCGCGGAGGTCTGCACCGGCCTTCACGCCGCGATCGGAGCACTCGCCGTCGCCAACGCCATCGTCGCTACCGGGGCCTCGAGCGGCTCGAGCCAGACGATCACTGGCGCGGCGCTGGACGGCACCGTGGGCTGGCGCACGATGGCGACCGCGCGGCACATCACGCTCACTCTGTCCGCGGATGCGCATTGGGACGCCACCACCGCAACGCTCAACGGGCGCGACGTTGACGGCAACGCGATTTCGGAGTCGCTTTCGATCCCCAACAACGGAGGCGTGACGCTCACCTCCACGAAGCGTTTTCGCACCGTCACGTCGCTCGTGATCCCCGCGCAGAGCGGCACGAACGGGACGTTCACCGTGGGCGTCGCGGCCCCTCTCACGAGCGCGGACAACACCACGCACGTCACGCTCACCTCCACCGCGGGCGACTTCACGAGCATTGAGCTCGTGTCGAAGAGCGTCGCGTCGACGGGCGTTTTCAACCTGTCCATCTTGGACGTGTCGACCGACCCCGGCATCGCCACGGACCTCGCCGCGATTCATGCGGCCGACCCCGACTACTACGCCATCCTCATCCCGGAGGGAGCCTCCTCCGCCGTGGCCGCGGCCGCGGCCGGATGGGTGGAGACGGTGCGCCGCATCCTCGTGCTCCAGACGGCCGACGCCCTCGCGTGGGACAACTCGAGCGTGGCGGACATCGCCTTCGTGCTGAAGGCCACTGGCTACACGCGCACGAGCGTGTGGGCCTACCCGCACTTGGGTCTCGCGACGGGCCAGCTCGCGGCGGCGCTCCTCGGACGGTGTCTCCCGCTGGACCCCGGATCGATCACCTTCGCGCACAAAGAGTTGGCGGGCGTGACGGTGGTGAGCCTCACGGAGACGCAACAGGCCGCGCTCGAGGGGAAGAACGCGAACCACTACACAGAGATCGGCGACGGCGGAAACACCTTCCCCGGCAAGGTCGCGGAGGGCGAGTGGATCGATGTTATCCGGGACATTGATCGGAGCTTCGATCGGATGCAAAGCGCCGTGCTCTCCGTGCTCCGCTCGAGCAACAAGGTCCCTTTCACCGATGACGGCATCGATACGGTTGGCAACGCTCTCCGCGGCGCTCTTCGCGCGGACGCGACCGACGGGATCTATTCGACCTTCGCGGTCACCACGCCCGCGGCCTCCGCGGTCTCGTCGGCCGACAAGGCCGCTCGGAGCCTCACCGGCGTCACCTTCACCGCGACCCTCGCGGGCGCGATCCACCTCACCACCATCACCGGCACCGTGAGCGTCTGACATGACCCTGCGAAACTACGACAGCAACGAGTTTTCCGTGTCGCTTGGGAGCGTCACCATCAACTCCGGCCGCGGCGCGGCGGTGTTCTTCAGCCTCGAGCCGCTGGCGGAGGACTTCACGACCCAGCGCGGAGCGGACGGCGAGGTGACTCGCTCGCGGAGCAACAACCGCGGGGCCGTGGTCAAGCTCACGGTCATGCAGACCTCGCAAGCGCACCGCGACCTCCACGCGCTCCGCGCGCTCGACCTCGCCGCGCCCAACGGCGCGGGCGTCGCAGCCTTCCAGGCCCGCGACCGCCTCAACGGGCTCCGCTTCGAAGCCGAAAAGGCTTGGATTCGCAAGGCCCCGAATGAGGGCTTCGGCCGCGAGGCCGCGGAGCGCGAGTGGGAGCTCGAGCTGGGCGAGTTCACGGTCATCGATGAGGTCGCGGGCGCGTGAGAGAGCCGCAGCGCACACAGGTCGGCGCATGGGTCTACTCCGTGCGCCCGCTCCCCGCGGGCGCGGGCCTCGCGCTCATGGCGCGACTCGCTCGCATGGCGGGCCCCGGTGTGGCCGGGCTCCTCGAGGGCGGAGGAGGAGGAGCGATCGGGCGTGCTCTCGCGGGGCTCCTCGAGCGCGTGTCGCCGGACGAAATCGTGGAGGTCGCGCGACAGCTTGCGGCCACCACGGAGGTCTCGCAGCCCGGCGGGCGCGCGCCCGCGTCGCTGGCGGAAGTCTTCGACGTGCACTTCGCGGGTGACTACCTGGCGCTTGTGGATTGGCTCCGCTTCGCCCTCGAGGTCAACTACGGCCCTTTCGTCGTCGCGCTGGCGGCGCGTCTCGGCCGCGCCGCCCCTCCCGCGGCGTGACCGTGCGCATCCCGGCGCACGTCCCCTGGCTTGTGCACCGCGTCGCGGTCTCGAGGCGCTACTCGGACCCGCTCGCGACGATCCTAGACCAGTGGTCGATTGACGACGTCGTGACCGCCAACGAGGTGCTGGACGCGCTCGAGGAGGCGGAGGAGCGAGCAATGCGCGAGGTGAATCGTGGCTGACGCGCTGCGCGAAGTCTTCGCGGAGTTCGGGATAGTCTTCGACGATGCGCAGCTTCAGAAAGGTGCGCAATCCGTCCAGGGCGTGATCGCTGGCGTGCGGCAACTCGCGCAAGTGATCGCAGGCAACGCGATCGTCGGCGCGATCCGCGAATTCGCCAACGCCTTCGAAGAGCAGGCCGGGAGACTCGAGGACACCGCCGGTGCCCTTGGAACAACGACGCGCGCGCTCCAGGAAATGCGCTTCGCGGCGGTAAGCGCGGGCCTCTCCACGGAGCAAGCGGACGGGGCGCTACAGCGATTCCAACAGACGGTGGCCGACGCCGCGGCGACGGGCGGACGGCAAGCGGAGACCCTCCGCGCGATCGGAGTCCAGGCGCGCGGCGCGGATGGCCAGGTCCGCCCGCTTTCGGAACTCTTCGACGCGGTCGCGGCGGGGCTCGGTTCCGTCGAAGACCCCGCGCGGAGGAGCCAGATTGCCGTTGACCTCTTCGGCCGCTCCGGAGCCCGCCTCGCGAACGTTCTCCACGAGGGCGAGGGTGGTGTGGCCGCGCTCCGCGCGGAGCTGGACACACTCGGCGGAGGAATGCTCCCGGAGGCGATCGCGGCCGCGGGCGAATACGGGGCGGCCACCGACCGCAACGCGGTTGCGCTGGACTCTCTTCGCTCCGTCCTCGCGACCGCGCTCCTCCCGATGCTCACGGCCTTCGTGACGCGCGTGACGGAGGTCTCCGTGGCGCTCGTGCGACTCGCGCGCGGGACGCACGTGGTAGAGCTGGCGCTCTCCGCACTCGGAGTCGCCGCGACCGTCACGGCCGCGCGAATGCTCCGCGCGTGGCTTCCCGTCCTCCTCCCCTTCGCCAAGGTGGCTCTGGCTATCGGCGCGATCGTCCTCGTGATGGACGATCTCATCACCCTGTTCAACGGCGGTGATTCTGCGATCGGCCGCTTCTTGGATTCGACCTTCGGGCTTGGCACCTCGCAAGCCCTCGTCGTGGAGCTCAAACTTGCCTTCGAGGGCCTTCAACTCGTGATCTCGGAGAGCGTTGTGGGCGTGCGAGACCTCGCACGCGAGATCAACGAATTCACGACCGGGTCGCTCGCGGGGCTCCGCGCCATGCGGGATGAATTCGTCGACGTGTGGGAGAGTGGAGCGGCGGCTTTCCAGACCTATGTGGGGCCCATCCTCTCGCGCCTCCAGCGCGTGGCCGACGCCGTCCGCGCCGTGGTCGGCGGAGAGGTGACGGTGGGCGCGGAGGCCGCGCCCGGGACCGTCGCGGCCGTGCGTCCTCCTCCCGCGACTCCAGCGGCGCAAGAGGGATTTTTCGAGGGGATTGCGGCTGAATACCGCAACGTCTTCGGCGGTCAAAACGCAGCGATGGCCCCGGAGCGCGTGGTGTCCGTGTCGACTCCGGCGACGCGCACCGTCGCGACCACGTCGCGCACAACGGTCAACGCCCCCATCACGATCAATGGCTCCGGCGACCCGGAGGCCACCGCGCGTGCGGCCGCGAGGCAGCTCCGAGAGAGGGAGCGCGCGGCGCATGACGCCGCGCATCCCGTGAGGGAGGAGGACTGACGTGGCGACCACTCTCACCTGGGAGACCGGCGGACGGATCGTGGCGGTCACGCTGGATGCGTGCACGACGCAAGCGCACGAAATAACCGCGGAGCCGACGGAGCACGCGGTCGAGCGCGGCGCGGCCATCTCGGACCACGTGCGCCCGGGTCACGACAGCTTCACCCTCGAGGGCGTCGTGTCGCAGACGCCGGTCACGGATGACGGCTTCGCTCCCTCGAGGGCGTCGACGCGATCCGTCCCGCTGCGCAATGGCGCGAGCGCTTCGGTGTGGGGCTGGGAGACCCCGTGGGAGCGGGTGCGGGCGGTGGACGAGCTGCTTCGGGAGCTCGTGGTGAGCGGGGCGCTTGTGACGCTGTCGACGGGCCTGCGGCCGGACGTCTCGGACGTGGTCGTGACCCGCTATCGCGCCGATCGGTCGGTCACGATTGGCGACGCCGTGAGCGTCACCCTCGAGCTGCGACGCGTGCGCCTGGTCTCCGTGCGCCGGGTCGAAGTGCCAGCGCCCGCGCAGCGGAGAGGCCAGCGACAGGCACAGCGCGGGGCGCAGCCCGGCGGACAGACCGCCGACCGCCGATCCGCACTCGCACGAGCGCTGGACGGCGCGAGGAGCCTCCTCCCGTGATCGAAATCCCCTGCAGCCCCTCCGGCGAGTCCGATTGGACGCAACGCACTGCCCTCGCGGGCGCGGACTACTTGCTCCGCTTCCGCTGGTCACAGCGCGCGGGCACGTGGTCCCTCACGCTCTCCGATGCGGACGGAGCGCCGATCGTGTCGGGCCTCGCGCTCGTGTGCGGCGTCCTCCTCCTCGAGCGCGTGGCCGACCCGCGGCGACCGCCGGGAGACCTCCTCGCGCTGGACGTGTCCGGCCTCAACGACTCCGATCCCGCGTGGCCGGACCTCGGAGCGCGCTTCGCGCTGGTGTACCTCGAGCCGTCGGAGCTCTCGTGATCTTCGGCCGTCGCTGGCGCGTCCAGGTGGGCGACCTCGAGGTCTCGGACCTTGACCTGACTTTCACGCTCAAGCGCACGCTCCGCACGCGGCCGGGCGAGGCCGTGATCAAGCTCTACAATCTCGGGACGCCTCACCGCACGAGACTCCTCTCCGAGCGTCGGCCGATTGTGCAGCTCTCCGCGGGCTACGATCCGCCTCCGCTGCTCTTTCGCGGCGACGCGCGGAAAATCGAGGTCTCGAGAGACGGCAGCGATTGGATCACGACGATCACCGCAGGCGACGGCGAGCACGCGATCCGCACCGCCCGCGTCGCAACGGCCTTCGCTCCGGGCACCCTCCTGGCGGACGCTGTGAGGTCTCTCGCGGCCTCAATCGGCCTCGGCCTCGCGGGCGCGGCCGCACTCACCTCCGCGCGCCTCGAGGAGGGCGCGGTCGTGCGCGGCCAGGCCGCCACGGAGCTCACCCGTCTGTGCGCTTCCGCGGGCCTGTCCTGGTCTGTGCAGGACGGCACGTTGCAGCTCCTCGCCGTCGGCCGCGGACTCTCGCGCGTCGCACTCGAGCTCTCGCCCGACACGGGCCTAGTCGAAAGCCCGACGAAGGCGAAGGGCGCGACCGTCAAAGCGA